GATAGATTTTAAAGATACAACCCTTAGAAAATTTCTATCACTTTATTTGTTAGTGATAGATTTTAAAGATACAACCCTTAGAAAATTTCTATCACTTTATTTCAGGCACAAAAAAAGAGGGCCGAAGCCCTCTTTCGTGTTTGCGAGTTTTAGATTACGCGCCTTGCGAACCGTAAATTCCGCGCCAGTCAGACCAACCGAAACTATAACGCTCCCTCGATTTGTACCGGATGTTACCAGTTGTGAAGTCTGGCTCCATGCTGGTTTCCATTGAAGTTCTTTGGAAGCCTTTAAGTCCTTCGCCCTGCTCAGTGATAGAAGTCAACAAGAAAAAAGCATCTGGATCTGCTAAGTAATGGTTAACGGTGTAACCAGCACTCAGAACCCCAGTGTTTTTAATTGCGTTGATGTCATTGTCAGCAGTTCCGACTCTTCCGGGGCTATTGAGTATCCTGTCTGCAACGAAAGTTAGCTGTGGTGGAACCACAAGCTTAGTTGCCTGAACAGAAATCGTCAGTCCGCGATCATCGGTGAATGTTGCAATGTCAATTAACGCATCCTCTAAGCTCGTCTCGTTCAGGTCGGACATCGTCGTAGAACGGTTAGCAGCTGTGCCGCCACCTGCCAAAACGTGAGCCGTATTTATGAGAGACAGTCCGTCACCGCCTGTATAGCTAGAGCTAAAGGCGTTGTTTAGAACGTCAGCAGCTTTTACTTCCTTCGTGTTAGCCATCGATTTAGCGAGTGCTTTGACGTATCTCTTGCCCAAAGAATCATAGAGATTATCCTCTACAGCTTCTTCCGTAAGAGAAAATGCCAACGCAATTGTGTCGTGCGTATATCGCGCAGTCCACCCCTCGTTAGCTGAATCAAAGGAGACTCCACCGCCTTCGGTTTTCGTTGGAGCGCTGCCGAAACCTGAGATCAGCACCTCCTCTTCAAACGCCCGGCCAGAATCCTCCATCGGGAAGATGTCGGCGTACTCTTGACTGTAAGAGTCATAAGACATCCCAAACAGGCTGTTTAAGCCCGGCTCTAGCTCTTTAGCTAGTTGTGCTCTTGAAATAGCCATTATTTAGCTCCTTATGCTAAGCCGGCGCCTTTCACGCCAAAGACATGGTTTTGGATAACAACATACACATTTGTGTTTGCTGCGCTTACGTCTGAATTTTCTGGATCTTCAGAAATATCAATCGCTTTAACGGACAACGTGGTTCCAGTTCCGCCGTCGGTAACCTGCAACTCCGCTCCAGAAACTCCAGTCTTGGTGCTTCCGGTTGAACTGTAAACGATATCAAAGTTTCCAAGCAAATCGGCAACTGGGAAAGCTGCGTTAGCTTGAATTTCAAAGACAACCATCGGGTCATCGATCACATACGCAAAAATGTCAGATGCGGCTGTGCTCGCCGGATAGTAATTTTTAAAAACCTGTTCACCAGTTGTTGGGTCAGTATATCTGCACCCATTGAAAACTCCCACTATTGGGACGGTTCCAGCGTCCGCGTGAACCTCTACTCCGCCTCCGGTGACTTGGGCAACCATATCTCCTTGAAATATAGATGTGCCGTAGGACGAAGCGATTCGATATCTCGACTGTCCACCAGAGTAGGGAGCGCCGCCAATCATTTTGATTGGTCGCATTCCGAAAGCAGCGTCTTTATTCGCCATTTTTCTAAGCTCCTAAATTAAGATTTACCAAAAGTTACTTTGGAGTCCCTTTGCGGATCGTATTTTACATACCTTCCGTCACGTTGTGCATCGCTAAACACAGTGTTGTCCAGAGCTTCTTTAGCCTGCTCGTTCTTACCTGAGTAATATGCGTTGCGCTCGTCAACAGATTCCGTTGGAATTTTAGCCAAAAGTAACCCTTCATTTGTGACTACGCCGGCGTGTCTGCCGTTGTCCGTGGTGGGCATATGTTGCCAATCTGAAGTAAGCTCTGACCCCATAACAAGGTCAAAACCTTCTCGCAAACGTCTTGAGACGTTAGATCGGTCTTCTTCACCCAACATTTCGGCCCTGATCCACCTGTAGGTATAACCCGGAGGTGCAGGAGGGGTTTCCAGTTTTCTTACCGGGCGCCATGGTTTTCTACGAGCTTGATTATCGTGCGTCTCGGAATCACGTGAGTTTCTATTCACCGTTTCTTTTTTCTCTACCGTAGTCATTTAGACTGCCTCCCTTTGAGCAATTTTTTGTTTCTCTAGGGCCACCCGTTTCAACCACGCCTCTTCAGTCATGTTGTGCGGCTTCAACCCACGGAGGCGGTCAACTTCAGATTTTGAAAAAGTCACGCCGTTCTTCTTGCCTTGTGTTTGTTGACGGCTTCCTGATGGGGAAGTTGAAGCGACTCTTTGCACAGCGGGTCTGCCTTCACTTTTAACGTCATTACCACCTGAAGATTTCAGGTCTGGATAAACTTTATAAATTCGATTGTTCAGCTCCCCGTAATACTCGTCTGAATCCGCCTCAAAGCCTTCATTTATGAGGTTGTAATGTTGGAAATAAGCATACTGGGTTGCTTGCAGGTTGTCTTCGTTTTCCTGATCTCCATACCATTTATTTTTTTCATACCAGCCCAGCGCTTCTTCGGTTGGCTCAACCTGAGCCTCTTGTTGGACTGGTTGCTGGTTCTGATAATAATTCGGATCAACCGCTTGAGGTTGCATCGCTTGAGGTTGAGGCTGTCGGTTTTTTGCAAGACGCACCTTTTCTTTTTGGATGCTTATGTCCGATTTCAAGGTGTCAGCCTTTGACATCAATTCAGCGTCACCAGACTCAACAGCTTTCTTGTAAAGGTCGTTTGCTTGGGCTTCTTTTGCGTTGATAGCCTCTTCTTCTTTTTGCAGAACCGTTGCATTCTGAACAACTTGATGTGATCTTAGCGCGTTTATTTCAGCTTCGCGCTGGGCAGCAATTGATTCAAATTGAGCCGCCCGTTCCTCAGCAGCTTTTATTTGTTGGTTTTTTTTATTAATTCGTTTGCTAACAGTTTTAGTGTACGAATCCAATTCGTTTTCTGAATTTAACGACCCGCCATCAACGACCTCGTCTTCTTGAACGTCAACTTCTATATCGTCAACTAACTGTTCTTCCGCATTTGCATTTTCAACTGTCATTTTATACGCTCATTATGTCATCTGGATTCAGGATGGTGGCAATAACTTCATCGTCATTAATGATTCGCACTTCCGCGCCGTCCTCTAACTTGAATCTTGATCCAGCATAGCGACCAATCAAAACCCACTGCCTTTCTTCGCACCAAGCACCGTTTCCATGTTTTTCCGGCTGGTTGTAACACTGCGGACCTTTTTTAACCACATAAGCTACAACAGTAGCCAGCGCCTCTCTCTCCACGGTCTCGTTTGTCAGAATAATACCGCCTTTCGTTTTTTGCTTGCCGCCATACGGCAAAACCAAAATACGCCAGCCCACCGGCTGAGGCATACGATCTAAAACAGATTGGTCTAAAAGAGATGGATCTAACACCCTCTCTTCTGGATCAACGTATGCTTCTGCTATTGATTTTTCTTGCGCTTTTGACATTTCTTTAGCTGTCCTTCTGACGTTCTTTTATCTCCTGCTCAATGTAGGATAACGCAGATAGTTCCCCTTGTACAAATTTATAATGTTCTATAGATTCCAACGCACCGGACATGAGTGTTTCGCTAATTTGTTCTCTTCGATTATCAATCAATCTTTTTAACTTACTGTGGAGATCAATATCATCCATCGTCTAGCACTTAACTTTGAAATTTAATCCTTTTGTAGCTGCTCCCGCGCCTCTGGATTTAACAATTTTTTCAACGCCAGCGTTAACGGTCACGCCGTCCTTAACTTTTGTTATGGTCTTTGGCTTGGCTCGTCCATATTTCATCAATAATCCTTACTTAGATTTTTTAGTAGATTTAGCTTTCTTTAAAATAGGGGATTTCGGTTTTGGATTTTCATCTTGAGTCTGCTGTTCAACTTCTGCAACAGGCTCAGCAACAGGATTTGAAGCAGGCTCTCCTGAAGCAATTCGAGCTACCTTAGCGGCAATCCTTTCCATATTTTTTTCATGCGCCTCTTCAGCAGCTTGCGTTGCAGCAATCAACGCTTTAGATTCTGCCTTCTTGTCCGCTTTCTTTTGCGCCCTCAACTCTTTAATCGATTCTAACTGGTAAGAATTTGGCATAACTTATCTCCTTGATTTCATTTTTGCATTTTTTGACCAAGCTCCATAAGCTTCAAGTCTGCTTGTTGGTCCAGTCGCTGCAAAGCAATTCCAAGCTTATCATCGGCTACTTCTTTTTGCACACCAATACGTTCCTTCTGTATTTCTGTGTCAAGAAGCTTTTCTTGAGACCGCTGATCTTGTTTTGATTCAAATTGAGTTTGATCTTGATCAATTTCTTTGTTTCTCAGGTCAAGCTCTGCCTGACGTATTTGAACCAGCGGATCAGAGTCATTGCCTTGACCAATCGATTGAAGAAGCTCTTGTGTTAACTGCGCCATGATCGGGCTGGCAGACTGGTCCATCATCAGTTGTATCTGTTGTGACATTTGTTGCTGTTCATCCGCAGATAACTGAGCAAGTTGTTGTTGAGCCTGTTGAAGTTGTTGCGTCTGCTCAGGAGGCATCTGTTCTCTTGCCATTTCAGTAGCAAGAAACTGCAAATGTTGCATGATGTGACTAATGATCAAGGATTGAAGCTGAGGATTTTCTTTGACCACTTGCGTTAAAAATAAAGCTCTGTGAGCGTCTACATGCGCCCTGTGGTTTTGTCCTTCAAACGCTTGGGCTGGTTGCCCCATCAAGAATCCAGCATTTTCCAACCCAGCATCGATTGGTTTAGGGGTTTGGTCAGCAGGCGGCTGCAACAAACTTTCTACGTCATCAATGCCAAGCGCTGCATACATGCGTTTGTAAGCCTCGTAGATCCCGGTAGGACCATGCACTTCTGGATTTGACTGCACCATCTGTAATAGTTCTTGAGCAAGTGTTATGCGTTGAGATTGCGAGAATATGTTTGGGTCTGATACTGGAATGACATCTATGCGTTCATCGAAATCGCCCTGTTTTATTTCTCTAGGGCCAGTTCCAGTTTCGTAGGCGTACTCTGGAGGCAAATAATCTGCAAAGACCTTAGACAACAACTTGAACTCAATTCGTTGCGCGTAATGCAATCGCTTGTGGATTGCACTCATGACTTTTGTTCCGCGCTCCAATAGAGCCACAGTAGTACCAACCGGCATTGCTTGGTTCATATCGCCTATGTTGGTGTCCGCGATTGCTGCAAAGCGTTTACCAGAGTCAACTAAAAGACCAAGAAGCTGCATCAACACGCTGCTTGGCTCCTTGATGGGCAGCGGGATTAAATTCTCTCGAAGAGAGCCTCCTGTCGTATCAATGTCTCGAAACTCTCCGGGCTGTAGAGGTTCATCCTCATCCCGAATACGCATACCTCTTGCTTTAAATCCAGCAGGAAGATTTGCCAAGGTTCCTGCATCAATCAACTGCCGTAAAATCGATGTAGACGCCTTGGACAAACCACCAATCATGTGCGACAGGCCTAGCCCGTAAAAGCCCAGCCCCGGCAAAAATTTGTACTGAACAAAGTAATTAATTTTATTTTTAAACGGGTCTTGTTCGTTGTAATTTCTTCTAACTGCAAGAACGGTTTGCGAGGACTCGTCAATGGTCACAATGTAAGGAATTTTTAATCCGGTAGGCTCTCCGTCCTGCCCAACGTCCTCAAACCCCTTTAAATCGAGAATAGTATGTATTTCGTAAACCGTGTGGTCTCTGTCTTCCGCGTAGGACGGGCTTACGCCTTCAATCTCGTCAATTTCTTTATCGATGTCCGAAAAGTCTTGATTGGAGGAAGTTTCTTTAATTTCTACGTCAGCATAAAACCCAGAAAGCTGTTGTTTTTTAATTTCATTCTTAGACATGCTAATTGAATGAGTGATTCTTTCTGCGCTGCTGAGGTCGCTTGCCTCGTAAGGAACAATTAAATCTTCTGGGGCAATAAATTTAGCAACCGCTCTATTCAGTACCGTATCAAAGTAAACTTTTTTAAACGCGCTTCCAGCAAGGGGCAAATAAAACAACAGCATATCCAGCTCAGGATCATAATCCTGCATCACATTCATGATGTAAAAGTTCATAAACTCTTGTACGCGGTCTGCTTGAGCTTCGGTTTCTGCGGTTCTGGCGCCAATTAACTGTGACTTAACCGGCCCTTTCGCGGGAAGCATTTCTTTGTAAGCTTGCGCCTGAAACTGTGTGACAGCCTCTGCCAAAATTGGATGTATGACCCCACTTGATCCTTCAAACGGCTGGGATCTAGACTCATCAAACTTCATGCCCAAATACTTCAACCCGTCAACGTAAGTTTTTTCCCACTCACTTCGAGAATCTTTATCTTTCCTAATTCCAGACAGAACATCTGAAGACAGACTTTGCAACTCATCTTTTTCAATAAATTCAACTAAGTTTGCATCAAAAGCTTCTTTTTCTGGGGCAGGCTCTTCCATCTGCTCATCACCAAGAAGAATTCCTTCATCCTCAGTAACCAAAATTTCTGCGGCTTCGCGTATTTGGTCCTGCCTGCTTGGATCAGGAAAAACTTCGATCTCACTTCCGCCGACCATAATGTCTGGGTTGTCCTCAGTCCCCAACCCTTTTTTTTCAATAGCCATAATTTCTCAGCTCAATAGTTAGTAGTAGACAACACGATTTCTGGGCAACAAATCAGCCTCCATAGAATAATCTTCATTCAACGAAACAAATCCGCCCTGTCGAAACCTCATCAACGCCATGGTTGATGAGTCGCAATAGTCATCGTGATCCCCAAACGGAAATGAAGCCATCTCCTCAATCACTTCTTGAGCAAAATTGTCTTCTGTTGCCCAAACCATGCCCGATTCAAATATGGGCGCCACAGAATTCATTCGAGCAATCTTATCCTGTCCGCGACTCGGTGTATACGCCGTGACAGGGATGCCCATGCGTCTAAGCTCTTGCGTCAAAGGCGTGCCAGAAGCCTTGGCCTCGATCAAAACACAGTCTGGGTTCCAATATTTGTATTCATCCCAAGCTAATTTTTTAAGCTCTGGAAAATCAACTCGCACACGCTTTGCATCTAACAAAATAATCTGGTCAGCCTCTCCATCTTTTGGACTAAATATCGCCCAAGTGGTGATAGCCGAATAGTCAGCTGTTTCTTTCTTGCTGAATGCTGTGTCATAGCTCTGGATGACATAAGAGTAAGAAGGAACCTCACCCTCCCATGTGTTCCACCACTCTCTTTTTACAATAGAGCCTTCTTCGGCGGTTGGGTTTTGCAACCACTGAGAATTCCATTTTGATACCGGAAGCGAAGCTTTGACCGACAACAATTCTTCTTTTTTCCAAAACTCAGGCCAAAGAGGGGTGTCACTTTCAGGCATAATAGCCGGAAACTCAACCACCTCCCACTTGTCTGCATGTTCATCATTCTGTTTTTTTAATACTTTTCCGACAAGGTCTTTCGTAGACCATCGAGTCATAACTATAATAATGATCCCGCCCGGCTGGAGACGCTGTCGAGGACCAGACGTGTACCACTCGTAAGCGCTTTCTAACGCAGTCGGAGACATTGCATCTTGCTCAGAGTGAGGGTCATCGATTATCAGTAAGTCAGCTCCGCGACCCGTTATTGCTCCACCAACACCAGCCGCAAAAAACTCTCCCTCTTGATTACTGGTCCACCGACCAGCTGACTTGTTATCTGATTCCAGTTTTAAATCTGGGAAAATATGTTGATATTCTTGACTGTCAATTATGTTACGAACTTTGCGCCCAAACCTGACAGCAAGTTCAGCCGTGTGCGTGGTTTGTATTATTTTAAGATTTCCTCGACGGCCCATCATCCAGCTTGGAAAATAAGTGCTGGCAAATTCAGACTTAGAGTGACGTGGTGGCAAACAGACAATTAACCGTTTTAATTTCCCTTCGGCGATACGGTTAAATTTTTCACCAATTATTTTGTGATGCCTGCCCTCAATAAAGTCTGGCCACAAGTGTTTAACGTAACTAATGAAGTCAGCCTGACATGAGTCTTGTTTTTTTAATTGCTCATATCTGTCTAAAAGCGCAACTGCTTCTGCCTGATCTTGTTGAGAAAGAATATCAAAATCTTTCAGGCTTACTTCTGCCAAAACTAAACTTGCTCCCAAGCTTCATTTTTAAACAATAAAGACTCTGCTTCCCGTCTCCTAATTAACCCATCAAGAACCTCTCCGCCAGCGCGGTTCCATCTTTTAATTTGGCGAGGAACCTCGTCGTGGTTGTTATTATTAAGTTCTTTCAGCATGGTGGACTCTCTCAAGCTAGACGGCCCTAAGTTATAGGTCCACGCAACCAGCGCATCAAATTCATGTTGTTGCAGGTCGATTTCAACGTATTTTTTAACGTAGTCTTCAAACTCAACCAAATCGTCTGCCAGCATCGTTTCTGCTTCTTCTTGAGTGCATGTGTCTCCGTCAGAAACTCCAGCCGTATGTCCAAAACCGATTGTTGAGACGTTGGCTGAACATCTGTAACTTGTTAGCTCACATCCTTCAAAAGATTTAATTAAAGAAACGCCTTCTTGCGAGGTTTTTAATTCTTCATTCATCGTTTTCCTTTTCCTCTTTTTTATCAAGTTCTCGATAATACTTTAAAATACTTAACGACTGTCTTAAATACCTTTTTATCTCCGCCATATTAGAAGATAGATTTTCATACCCCTTTGTGGTTAAAGAATACCATACATTGGTTGGGGCATTGCCTTTCTCAAGGTCATCCAGATACTCTTGCATTAACTGCGGATTAAGCACAGTCCATTGGACTGGATATCCTTCAATAGCATTCGGTAGTGGCGGATGATAAACAGGGGCTTTCTTTTCAATAGTAATAACTTCTACCGGGTTAACCGCAGGTATGCTTTTACCCCCAAAAACAGCACAACCGCTAACCAGCAGAAGTAAGACTAGGAGGGTCAGTTTTATTAAATTGGTTTGGGTCGGTAATATTTTTAAGGTCATTTAGCACATCTCCCGTACCACGATTTATGATTTTCTCAATGAGCTTTGGCTTCCGAATTGAAAGAATGTTTAGGTCATGTTTGGCGAAACTTTTTTTAATGTTGATGACTTCGTTTTGTGCGGCCATATTTTCTTTTGACAGCCGTTCAATTTGTCCAACAACCAATTCATGGTTAGCTAAAGTTCGTTGAAGGTCTTCGTTTTGCGACTCAATGGTCCCTTCAAGAACCTTTTGGTTTTGTATGGATTGTTTTAACTGGAGATAGAAGGCTTCTCTTTCCGCCTCTACCTTGTCGTGATACATCTTAAAGGCGCCCAGCGTAAGTGCTAAAGCTAACCCTAATCCCGCGCTAATCTGCCACATCATTTGTCCCTGTTACGAGATGTCTTACTATATCTTTTTGGTGTCTTCTCGTTAATTTTTAATTGCAGCTGCATACTCATTAAAAAGTAGAGACCTGATTTATTTTGTGTTGCCATAATTACGCCAATAAACTAATTGTTTGAGTCGATCCCGTAATTTGAATCTCAACCTTTCCATTCTTTGAGATATAAAGAGTTGGGCTAACAGTCTTGATCAATTCCTTAACAGGCTCTCCCTCTGCCGCACTACGCAATCTTTCGTACTTCTGAACGGCCACTTGTTTCCAAGTTGTTTGAGTCACAGGTGGTATCGAATGTGTTTCCATCCTTACGCTCCAAAGGCCAAAATAATCATAGTTATCACTATACCAGCAACCAGCAGCCCCACCACGCCAACGATAGTATATAGAAAGATGTCGTGGAGTAATTGTTTACGAGCTTTCTTTTTAGCAATAGTGGCCTTGATTGAGGCTGCGTGGGCATTCCGAGATTCTTGCAAAGCGTTCTGGTACGCGTCCCAAAATTTCTGCCCTTCATTGCTCATGTGGCAGATCATGCGAAGTTCTTCGTTATATCGGTCGATAGATTGACGAGCCCATGCCAATTTCATCGCTTCTTGAGGTGTTAAAGGTTGAGTGACGCTCTCGCGCTTCTCAAGCTCAAGCTTATTCATCCCATCTTGGATGCCGGTCATCCGATCCAGAATAGAATTTACGTTGGCATTGCCTTCCTTAACAGCAGACACCAAGCTGTTGATACCAGAAATAGCAGCAGTAACAGCAGCTATCGATTCAAAAATCACGGGGGGTAAACCTTACGGTTTGCGGGACATGTATGCCGTTGCGCCAAAGTACAGGCCAATAATACTGGCTTGGCTCAGAAACAGCATATCGCTGAGTGAAGAAAGGGTAGCAAGGCGGGACTCTGAAACAAACGGCATTAAAGGGAGTAAGGCAAATCCAACCATCGACCACATGGCTACCCAAGCTATCTGCTTCTGGGAGTGCTGCTTCTCTTCTCTAAGTTCTAATTCAATCATCTTCTCAGCGCGAGCCATCTCTTCATCCGACACAGTACCGTCGTGGTCTATGTCATATTTAGCCCAGATTGAATCTTGCTGTAGCTTTTTATCGGACATTACTCGCCTTCTTGCACCATTGACGCTTTAATCTCGTAGGCACTTTCTTTATTTTTTATTTCTCCGTAAGAAACAAATTCTTTCGTCTCACTAATGTAGTACCACGCCTTTTCAAAACCCATTGTAACTCCTAATTCCAAATTAATTCTTTCTTGTCTTCTTTGAATACATACGCTGGTTTGCAGTACGCCGTGACTATGTTCCTCCTGTACCGCTTATTCCTTCCTTGGCCCTGGGTGTACCCATATCGAGTCTGTTGCCTTTGCA